ATACAAGAATCACATCTGATGATGTGAAGAGCATTATCAAGAAACAAGGTCTCAAAGATTTTGTACCTAAACTATTAGGTCCTCTAGCTGATGCTGATACTTTTGTTACGATACTAAAGGCACGTCCTGATCTCAAAGATCCTCACACTCCTGTACGTAACCAGATGCCCTCTGTAGCTGGGAAGAAGTCAGCCCCTACAACCTCAGTAGCTCATTTCAAGGATGGCTTCACTGCTCCTCAGATGGCTGCTATGGTACGTTCAATCCATCATATAGACTCTGCTATTCTAGTAGCTGTAGGCTTGGGGGATAGTGGTTACCTCAGTCTCTATGATGCAATCATGGCTTCTGTAGATACCATTGAGGGACTGTCAGATACTTACAATAATAAGTTCCTAGATTTCTCTGAACAGATTGGGATTCTAGACCAAACTACTAACAGACTTTTACGGCAGTTTGATACATTAACGGACGCAGAGTATGAGGCATTAGTTAAGAAATTCAATGCTGTGAAGTACGCAAAGGGAAAAAATGTACCCACAGTTTATGGCGTGATAAGTCAGATTACGACCTTCAATGGAATTAATAACGAGGCACGTAAAGTACTTTTCAGAGAATTACGGAAAGACGGTACTCGTATCCAACAGATGTACTTGCCTGATACTTCCACTGTAGTTCAGGAAGATACCCAAGAGGTTACCCACAAACAACAGGGTGAATTCGATTTTGCTGAGACTAAAGATGATCTTCCTCCTCCTGTTTCAGGATCGGCTGGGGAACATTTATCCGAAGCAATTAGCAAGGTTATGGATTCTGTATCTCTAAAACAGAATGTAGAACAGATATTCCAGCAGCTAACTGCTATTAGTTCAGCCTACATAAACCCAAGAACCCAGAAGGCAGAACACAAACATTTAGGTAATGTACTCCAGAATGTTCTAGGCCCAGTACTTGAATCCTTAGATGGGATCACACTGGATGTAGAGACAATTGATGAGTTTACCAGAGGCGGTTATGACGCTGCTAACAAACACATCCGTATTCAGATAAACCAGAACACACCTCCCTCATACACTGGGCAGAGTGCAGCGGAAGTATACGTACATGAATTATTACACCCACTGATAGACGAAGCATTAAAGACAGATCTAGGGTTCAAGAACGAAGCTCAGAGACTGTTTGATGCAATTGCTCCCCAGTTCAGTGTAGAAGATTTCCTCTACCATCGTAATGGAAAAGTAGCTTTCCATGTGGATGAGGTAAGTGAGAGAGCTTCCGCTCAACAACAGTTTGAGTATTTCACAACTAATAGAAGTACTGAACGTACTCTCGCTGAGTTCCTAATCTACTCAATGACTAACAAATTCGTAGTACAGAAACTACAGAATTTAGATCAAGGTAGAAGATCTACCAAGATGTGGGAAGGTTCTAGCTTCTTAAACAAACTAATTAATCTGATAGATCGTATTGTGGGTAAACTCACATCAATATATCGTAAGCCAGCAAAAGCTGGATCAGACTACGCTAGAGTACTTAATTTAGTTAAGACTTTGCATGGTGCTAATGAAAGGCGTAGAGGGCAAATCATTCACCGTCTGAAATTGGATGCAGTAGGTAAGGGTGTAGGTAAAGTACGTGATGCTCTCCACTCTTCCTTATCTATTATAGCTAAGACAAGCCTGAAAGCTCTGCAATCTCCTATCATTCAGAATCGTGCAATCCGTAATGCTGCCTATAATTTGCAGCATTTCCCTGCCCTCAAAAATGTAAAAACAGTAGAAGCTTTCAGAAAAGCTGTAGCTGCTATGACACCTACAGATCAGGCACGACTGATGGCTGACCTAGCTAGTGATATGGTATTAGGTAATCAGAGTACTGCTGCTCAGAGTGCTCTGTACGTAGCTAACCATGAAATTGATAGTCACCGTAAATCAATGACTGATGCAGTGATCAGTAGAGTTAGGAATAGCTTTGCTAGACCTCTCACAAAAATTGAGAAAACCTCATTAACCAGAGTACTAGTAAAAACAGATCTAGCTGCTCTTCTAAAAGTAGGTATGACTTCTGCAGATATCATCAATCTGATTAAGCACCCGGGAAGATTGAATGCTAGGATTATGGCTTATGCAAGCTCTCTGAATATTTCTAGTAACGCCTATCTGAAGCAACAAACTTCTGAACTAGCAAACCTAATGATTGCTGGAAACAGTCGTGCTCCAGTACAGAATCTAAACGCTGCAGGTATTGTTGCTGATGACTATAAACGTAGCCATAAAGGGGTCTCAGAGGAGCGTGAGAACACTGTACGCACAAATCTGGTAGATGCTTACATTAGTTTATTAGCTCTTCAGGGGACCTCTAGCCTCCATAAAGAGGCTCTCACTGAGCTCTTCGATGAAGAAAGTAAACGAGGTACGGATAACGGGGTAACTTTCGTATTAGCTCATTTAGCGGCTTTCAAAAAATCTTCCCAGAAGACTCTATTTGGTGACAACCCTAATCAGATGCAGAAGGGTTACTTTGCTCAAATTTTCAATCCTTACCACGATCTAACTGTAGCTTCAGTAGATCAAACTGCAGAGCTACATAGAGCAGGTTATAAACCTGCATCAGAGGAACTGACCACTCTAGGGGTAATCACTACACAGGCCTACAGGCTATTCCTGAATAAGAACATGCCTTCCCCTGGGCGTACTAGTGGAATCCTCTCGTACACCTCTGAGAAGGCCAAGGGAACGACGTTATTTGAGATCCTATCAAGAGAGCCCAGTAATCAACGTACTGACCCTGCCACAGGCTTAGAGGTGGTTAACGTACCTCGTGTCAAACGCTTGATCCAAAGGTATGTCACTAGACGGGAGACTGAAAATAATAAGGCTGTGCGTACTGATGAGCTACCTACAGCACAACAGTTGATCCCACTACGTGATGAGAATCGGAATATCGTAGATTACAGAGTTGTTATGCCTCATGCTTTCCAAGAGGAGAACCTAGATCCTGATCTAGATATTGACCAAGTACTAGGACGTATGGAAGGTCATCGTGTAGATAAAGTAGCCTCTGCTCGTATTAATCTAGAAGCTGTTGAAGAGTTGAGGAAAACATACAATAAGCATTACCGAGCTAATCCTAGGAGCTTCATCAATATCCTAGATGAGGAATACTACGATGAGTATTTTGTACCTCTCCCCTCTGCAGCCAGAAGAGCTATTAAGAAAGGAGCTACTGAGACTAAGACAGGGAAGCTAGCTTTCTATGTACGCAAACAAGATATGGCTGTGTACTTTGCCCATAAGCAAGTTTCCGTTGCTAATATCGTAGGTCTCAAAAAGGTACCTGAGTATCGTACATGGATGGCTAGAACTGAACGTCTAGTAGAAGAGGCAGCTTCTGTTGCTGTAGCTAACGTAGTTATCAAGACACTGCCTGTAGCTCAAGCCAACTTAGCTAGTAATACCGTAGCTCTCATGCTTTATGATATTGACATGAAAGCAGCAATGGTTGATCAGATGGAGGGGCTACATGAACTAGAGAAATTCAAGGCTGACTCTAAAAAAGCTGTAGATCTCCAACTACGTCTGAAAGCAGATGCTGAGTTAGCAACCCCTCAATTATTAAATGATCCAAAGATCATGAATGAGTATCACGGACTTCTAGCTAAACTAGAAAGTAACCCTGTACGTCCTCTCATTGATGCTGGAATGTTCACTAGTATCTCTGAGGATGTTGAGCTACGTGAGTACACCTACTTCACCAATTTAGGTGAGAGTATCAAACGTAAACTGGGGGTAGCTGCACAACCTATAACCTCAGTAGCTAAGCTAGCTTACCTTTCTGAGAGTACGGCTGGATTCCAAAATTTGAAACATTTTACACAGACTATGGATTTCGTAGCACGTTATGCTATGGATAAGCAGTTACGTAAACAAGGACGTTCCCGTAAAGATATTGACCGTATTTTACAAGACACATTTGTGAACTACGACTTGCCTATGAACCCTTATTTAGAATGGTTAAATAGAGTCGGAGGTACATTATTTGTTAGATACTGGATGCGTATCCAGCGTGCTCTATATAGAACACTGAATGAGAAGCCAAAGAATGTATTATTTCTTCTAGCTGCTCAAGAAGTAAGTGGTGTTGATATTCCAGATATTTATGATTCAGCAATGTTACTTGGAAACCTCACTCCCCCAGAAGGAGGAGCGAGTAAGATATTATCTGAGGTTATCAACTTACCTGCGTTTGACTTATTAAACGACCTTACGGGAATTGATGTAGATCCTCTTTAATCAGGATCTGGGGTACCATCATCAGCTGTTAGTACTTTGAGTACTACGTAGATTGCTGCACATAAAGCCGCAGTAATAAGAAGAGGTATTAAGGCGTAGCTGAGAAATACTAAACCAGCTACGCCAAATACCCACACACCTGTAAACCATATATCTTTTAAGGTGCTTAGTTTAATCACCAAACAGGCCAGTATCCAGGCTAGCTAGTGAGTCATCAGCAGCGCCTGCTACCTCAGTAGATAGTACCGCTTCCTTCTCTGCTTCAGCCTCCGCCTCTACTGTTTCAGCTATCTTACCTTCTTCCTCAGCAAGACGGTCAGTTTCCATTTGAGCCTTAGTTCTACGCTTACGTTTAGGCTTCTCTGCCTCAGCTACAGGCACTACTTCAGCTTCAAAAGGAGGTGGAGTTTCTACAGTTTCACTAACCTGAGTAGTCCCCTCAATAATAATACGATCTACCTTTGAGAAGAGTAGATCCAGAGTCTCTTGTGAGACATCACGTAATACAAGTTCCATCATATTTTCCTTAGTAATGAACCATAGTGAGCAATCATCAGGGCATCACTTCGCCCATCTAATAGTCCACCTTTTGGTCCTTTGATATTCGCAGCAGGGTACAAACGAGTACATATATCTGCTACATCTTTTTTGATAGCTTTGCCTTTAGCTCTCACTCCGACAGCTTTCTGCCATACCTTTGGCGTTACTAATTCAAATCCACACCCTTTAGCCCATAACAGGCCATGGATAATTCCTACATTTTTTCCAAAATTGAAATTAGATTTGGCACTAGTACCAAAGATTGAGTGAACATCCTCCACAATAGCTAGATCAATATCTAGACTACATATACCCTGATATATGATATGTGGAGGATGCTTAGCGTAATCCATGAAGGTGGCTTTACCATCCTCCAGGAAGCATAAAGCTCCTCTACTTCCTGGATCAACGCCGAGGACACCCATTATCCAAAGAGGCTAGAAGCACTATCCTGAGCTGGAGCTTCTACTACAGTAGCTGCTGGGGTATCTGCAGGCTTAGCACCATCAGTCTTATCGATAACCTCTCCCTCATTATTGTCCAGCCACTCCTGCATACGTGCAGCTTCAGTAGCTCCCTCAGCTTTCTCCTCTGCAGACAGTGAAGACTTTGGATCAAAGAACAGGCGAGTTTCGTTAATCTCACGAGTCTCTGCAGTATCCTCATATACACCTGTAGACTCATTCTTCTTACGCTTGAACTCCTTAATCTTGGACATAGCTACCTTGACAGGCTTACCCATTAGCTCAGTGAACACTGGACGCTCCTGAGGTACATCCTTACGCTGACCCCAATCAAAGATATTGAGAGTCTTCTTCTCAACCTTCTGAGCTGCATCATTCAGGTTCTCACCAATAGCTGCCATACATAGACGCTCTGCAGAGGTGTAACCAGGTAGAGGATGCTTAATTGGGTTACCAGCATCATCCTTCTTTTTCTTATCCAGATAGTAGGTCTTGTTACCCTTAGCGTCCCCAGACTTAATCCAGAAAGTTTCCTTCATAGTTTTGTCAGTGTCAGGGTCTTTGAAGATGACTACCATACCAATGGCTTTAGACTGTGCCTGCTCTAGGTAAGCAGTATCAACAATACAGTTATATACATTAGAATCCCAAGCAGCAAACTTATTACCACCGCCTACAGACTCTTTATCCGCTACTACGCCAGCATCTTGTGCTAAATCAATCATGTGTTATTTCCTTTATGTGTTGCAGATTAAAAAACCACCTAGTTGCAACATAGCTAGGTGGTATATTTCACAGAAGGTTCGGAGAACCTATTTATTACCGCTAGATCCAAACCCTCCAGATCCTCGCACCGTATCATCTAAATTATCTACCCATACAGGCTCAGCAATGTGAGTCTTACGTACAATTAGCTGACATGCTCTAGCTCCTAGCAAACTCTCAGGAGCTACAATAGATTCATGGAATCGTATAGCCAGTAGAAGGTTGCCTCGATAGAGTCTATCGATGATCCCTACATTATTAGCTAGACTGACCCCAATCTTACTAGAGGAAGATCTAGGTACAATTTCTGTGTGGTAACCTTCTTCAGGAGCTACTGCTAAACCTGTGTCATATAGAACAACACTAGCAGATAGATTTTTGACAATTGAAACAGGAGTGAGGTCTAGACCTGCATCCTCTGGGTGAGCCCTAGATGGCAGTACTGCATCTGGGAGTGTTTTACAGAATTTCAATTCCATATATTTTCCTTATGTTGTTGTTAAAAAATAGGCCATATATAATAGCAGTTATGCTATTATTTTAATAAATACATTTGAAAGTATCTTCTAAGGAGATGTCATGTCATCATTCCAAGATTGGTTAATGGCCAATCAAGATAAAACTTTAGGGGCAGCTAAACAGACTAAGAGCCTTCCTTTCCGTCATACTGCCTCTAAAGCCTTAGAAGCTAGTATTCGAGGCGGTAGACCTCTTATGGGTGCATCCCCTTTAGGGTTCTTAATGAATTTAGTTCTGCCTAGTGAACTGGGGGATAGTACTACTATGCCTAAGCAAGTTCCTACTGTACGTACCCAACAACGTATGAATGAACGTGCTCAAGGGGATACTTTGCATAATCCTGCAATTCTTGAGGACATAATTAAGCTTCGTAATCTAGGTTTGTCTCCAGTTACTCCGCCAGGGAACTAATAATTATTTTTGACAGGCACACTTCATGAATCCCCAAGAATTAGCTAGTTTATTACAAAGTTTACGTGAACTTAACGTACCTTCTAATCATCAACAAGCTCGGCAGAAAAGTGTTACACGTCTAGCGGATTACAATTCACCTGAAGCGCGTAGCATTGATCGTCTAGGTTGGTTAATCAACCAGTACACGCCTGACACTAAAGCAGTTCAACATGGTCTTCGTCAAGGAGCTGCAAATGCTATGGCACTTCCCCAATTTATTATAGATGTATTGAATGCCCCAGATACTGCAATCAACAATAATCTAACTAATCGTCCTTCTTTAGATTATTTTCGTAATTTTGATGCTGCTTCTGCTGCTTATGGGCGAGATGTTACTAACACAGTCCCTTATCAAGATTACGCACGTACACCCGGTAATGTTGCCGGGAATACTATGTTGCAGACAGGTAGCGAAGTAATGATGCCCTTTGGTGGCGGATATAGCGCACTAAAAGGACTCTCTACAGCACGTCAAGTTAAACAAGGAGTAAGACAAGCCGTAGACCCTAATTACAATGAAAGCCGTCGTCGGTTTGCTAAAACAACGGCAGGTGTAGCAGCAGCTGCAGCTTTAGGTTTCCCCGCTCTTAAACAAATGAAAGTAGCGAAAACTGCCCCAATTCCACGAGGTAAGTGGGATAGTGTTGTCGAGGATATCTACAAAGCAGATGCTAGTCGTACCCCTCGACCAGATGCGAGTAGATTTTTACGGAATAAATCAACGGGTAGGACAGCAGCTTTAGTTGAAGATTTTGACCATAATTATGCCGCTCGTAAGATTATGGGCGAAGACAAATACCGTAGAATGGGGCAAATAGAGAAACATTCTGATAGCGGAGGTACTTTGACTCCTGGAGAAGAAACAGAATACTTCAAATTAGCAGATGATTACCACGGTAACTCAGGCCCCGGTCCTAGTGCCAAATACGAAAGTGAATTGTTAAGTCCAAAGAATAAAGCAAAATATGACGCTATCGAGAAAAAACTTGAGAACACTCATGTCGAGACAGAATACGCAGATAGTTTAGATGCCTATGATGGATCACAGGGACGTTTTCAAACCTTTGGGCAAGATGCAATAGATGACCTTCTCGCCCAACGACGTGAGGTTATGCGTAATGATACTAATGTATCTAGCTACCGTGAAAAACGTGCAAAAGCTCGTGCATCTGCCCTTGGTGATGAGCTATGGGAGACTCACCGTACTAAGTTAGAAGCTGATGTAGATCACTACCGTAGTCTAGATAACCCTACTCATACCGGATCAGATGCTATTGCAGGTGAACTCAAAGCTCACCTAGCATTAAAAAAGCAGGTAGGTAATTAATAGTTGCTAACTACAGATACGAGGATAGCACTCCATCTAAACAATTCTATAGGCACAGAGAAGGAAGCACCTATAGAAACTTGATCTGCTCAAGTCCTAACTAACCACACTTAGAATAAGAACACTCCATACAAGTCAAGCATCCGTCTAGTAGGCGGGTGTCTGAAGAGTAACACTCAGGGCATGTACCTGCAGAAGTTACTTCTGGTTTAGGTTCTGATTCGGTAGATTCCATAGATTCACTGGGGGGAGTATCAGCAGGGGCCACTTTAACTTCTTTAGCGGCTTCTGCTTGTTGGTCAATTTTGGCTTTGGCTTTGAGTCGTTTATCGATTGCATGTAGTGTTTTTCCTAGATGGGCAATTACCCCATTGGTCATTTCACCTTTCTTCTGATCCAGAATCTTAGCTAGATATTTACCAGGGGATTCAGTTTTGATGAACTCTCTGGAGATGAAAGGTAAACTTCCAATATCAGAGTCATTACTACGCAACATAGAAGATGCCAAGCGTGTAGCTAAAGCTACCCATTCTTGAGATTCTAGATGAGAGCTAAAAAAGAAGATCTCTAAAGGTCTACCAGATTCATCACAATTTACAGTAGTGTAAATATTACAATCTGGGGTAGTAACTTTAACAGTCACTCCCCATAGAATATCTGGTCGTTTTAGTTTCTTCTTCACAGTTGGTTGTACTACTATAGGTTCCGGTACTTTCTCTATTTCTGGGGTATCAGGGGATTTAACACTGAACCCTGTAATCTTTTGATCGATTTTCATACGATGTGTGTATGCCTTATGTAAGTAATTAGAATAAGTGATGGTGTGTCTGAGGGCACAAGGAGATACCCTGACTGGCTCCCTCAAACCTGACCATCGGCAGTTATCTACAGCCAGTCAGTTATTAACGCCTTACATTGTGGTGTAAGGACTAGTATTTCTCAACTCTTCAGTTGGGGTAAGCCTCGCTCTGACCCATAAGGAAGATCCATGATCTTACCCTGCATCAGATTTTCACATCAGTGGCTCGTTACTCTCTTATTCAGAGAATGATGCTATACCACCGATCAATAGTATCAAGGAGTGTAGTAAGTATGCAAACGATCCAGTACATGCTGAATATTATTATCGATGTAAGTCTCTTTAATATTCCACATTCCAATGGGAGATCTCATCCTCTCATTTACCGTATCCTTAGTTAAACGGGTCTGGTACACATACTTAAATTCAAGTTCCTTCTCATCATCTGTGTACACCAACATAGGTGATTCAGAGTTACTGAGCTTAGTAATAGGCATCTTCTTAACTGAAATAACAGTAGAGAAGAAACTCTCTACACCAGTGTTCATCAGAGACCCTTTAACTTTCACCAATGTCTCATTGACCATTTCAGATTCATTGTACACATCAGAAGTATGAGCTAGGAAGATTACATTCTTAGTAGATTTAGCTACGTACTGAGACATCAGTATTTTGAGATACTGTGCATAGTCTCCCCACGCTTTCATCGTGTTGGTAGAAGGTAGTACTTTAGTACTCTCGTACATATCCATTAGATACGTCAAACTATCAATAATGATAGTATGAGTATCCGGCATCTTCTCAGCTTCAGTAAATGCTTGGTACACTGTCAAAGGATCTGTGACTGTAAGTTCTTTAAACTTACTATTAAAAGGGAGCTTCTTATTATTCTCACAATTGAGATAGATAACCCCTTCAGGTTTTTGAATACCAGCTAGGCTAGCACTCTTACCAGTGGCTGATTTGCCACCGATCAATACAAGATTATTATTCATTTTAAGGTCCTTGGGTTTTCTTAGCTAGAGACACAATAGTAGTATTGGTAATCTCTTCTTCAGATAATGGGTGGGTGAGTTGTTTATTGAAGGCATGTACTTTCGTACTTACTTCAGCAAGACTCAGCCCTTGGTCAGATAACACACAGCCGAATCGGAATAGCATAGTAGCTCGATTACCTACTTGGATATTGTTAAAGAACCAGCGCTCCATATTTGTGAGAGCTTCCTGGTTCATCATAGTATTTGAGCGATCCTCTGCTCGTTTAGTTTGAGGAATGAATTGAGTCACATCCAAAGTAGCACCTTGGTTGTAGTAATGGTCTCCATTAAATCCTTCCCACTTACGTGCAATATCCTTCGTAGCTTCATCTACTTCAAATGGTACCCATTTAAAGATATTAGTCATGAACTCACTGTAGTCTTTCTTATCTAGTTTCAGATAATGAGACATAGGAAGAATCAATCTAAATCTAGGATTCTCTTCAGTGTGCCTCTTAGTTGTAGCAATCAAATAAGAGTATTCCTGCAGGAGAGTCTGAACAGTACTAATTTGAATACCGTGATCGATATCTAGAATTACTAGATCAAATCCTGGAAGTGCATTATCACCAGCTCGGTGCCCATTCTCAAAACTATGGGCAGTATAATGAATACCCTTAGCACAGGTCATCTTATGTAGTTGATCAAATCTAGCTACGTCAGCTTTGAAGTTATGTGTGATATCTGTACTGTAAGCTACATGTAATTTATCTAGTTCAACTTCCTGTAGTGACTCTCCTTCAAAGAACTCAATACCTTCTCTGAGCTTCTTCCTAATAATGATATTGTTGTGGTACCCATGAGCAATAGCTAGATTCATTAGCTCACGCTTCTGACCTTCATTGCCTTTATAGAAGGGTAGTTCCTCTACTAGATCTACCTGAGTAACTTCTCTACCAATGTTAGAGAGGTACTTAGCTAATCGTACATAAGGGCCTTCCTTAGCCATCAACCGATCAAAGGCTTCACCTGAGTCCTCCACTAGCTGAATAGCACAATCCAGATGATCCTTAGAGATCTCCATGGTCATATCAGCAAAAGCATACGCTCCAGCTAGCTTAAGAGCCTTGTAGTAGCGATGTGAGAGCTCTGCCTTATGGATCTCCTGGTGATCCCTCAGAGTCGCTGCTTTACGCTCACAGCCAATCTGATAGTGTATGAGATATTTGGTGTTCTCCTCTGATATTGTGAGTACTCGATTAAATAGAGCATTGTCTGCTAATTTACCGATCTGATCAGTAACCTGCTTTCCTAGAGCATTCATATTTGAATCAGTCAGTGCTGCATATCGTTCCTCTGCAGTCAGTGATAGATCTTTGTGAATGGCAGTATCGTAGCCAAACAGCAATCTTCGTGCATATCCTGTCTCCAGCATTTGCATGAAATCATCTTCAGTCTTACTACCATCTAGTAACTTAGTAGGGGTACCAAACAGCAGCATATTTGTAGGAGTGAGACCCTCGATCTCCTCCATACGCTTATTCTCTGCTGTATTCTTAATGAGCTTCTGCTTGATCTTCCCTACGTCATACAGCTCTAGGAAGACATTCATAATATCTACATTATTAGTGATATTAGAACCTACCTCATCTAGTTCCAAATTCATGGAACCAGCATTAGCTAGTAATAGTTTCTGACGCATCTGCTTCACAGCAGGGGCTGTACCACTATCGAAACTAAAAGCTAGAACTCCTAGTTCATCAAACTCTTTCTCATAACGCTCTAATACTTCTTTATCACTAATTGTTTTATTAGGCATTGCTACTTGCAACGCCTTCTTCTTTTTAGCTGCAAGCATAGTAAGATGAGCTTTGCTCTGAGTAGGGAATACATGACTCAAGAACTTAAATTTGAAGGGCTCACAGATAGCTTCAATCAAATTAGTAGAGAACCCTTTACCTGCACCTGAAGGCATCAGATTAAGGGCATATGTGTTTACAGGGATTACTCCTCTATCTTTAGTTTGAATGTTTACTCTCATCATAGATGCTATCTTGCTGAGATGATAAGCAGTGAGAATTCTGAAGAAGTGACGATTTTGAGATTGAGTCTTAGCTACCAATACATCGACAACTTCCTCTGAAAAAGGGAAGTACATATACAGCTCCTTATTGTTCTAGAGTTAAACGGCCAGAGGCTACGAGGTTCTTAGCTTGGCTACACACGCCTACAACATCACAATAACGACAAGCTTTAACCTGTCCTTTCACTTCGACTACGCTACCTACAAACCCATCAGCTGAGTGCCTAGCATCTGCCTCAGTTTTTGTAGGGAAATTCTTTGTAGCTCGTTTAGTGTTATTGGGATTCTTGTAGTATTTATACACAGTCTCTGACTCCCACAATTCCTCTGAATTACATAGTGGAAGACCAGATTCTCCTTGAGTTAGGATGCTATCAAGGGCGGCTAACTTATCACGAATGTAGGTCTCTGTCTCCGATTCTGACCACAAAGGGTAGTTTTTTGACAGTACTCGTAATTGAGGATACGTAGGTTTACGTAAGGCTTCAGCAGCTGACCAGTCAGTAAACATGTACTCAATTTCCATCTTATCGTCTTTGATAATATGAGGAGACAACCAACGGTAGATGCTTCCTTGCTGAGTGTATTTGAGCGCATTGGAGTCATAGATATAACCCCAGACACTGGTTGATTTGTAGTCCACCAGTCTTCCATCGAGTACTAGGTCATATTTACCTGTGATGATGTAATCACCAATAGGCTTCTCATGACGCTGCTCTACATAGACTCCAATCTCATCATTCTCTAGAGGTTTTGTAGGGTTAATTTGTAGCCTAGGAATCAACTTAGTTAGACCTAATGCGGTAAATGCCTTAGTGATATTGTCACTGTCTGTCCAGGCCTGCTCACATCCATCATGGATAGCTGACCCCATACGAGAGGCTACCAGTCCACTAATATCGATAGACTTGGAGACTTCAGGGTACAACTTACGTAGAGCCAGCTGACGTAGAGGTTTGATAATAGAAGTAGCACTGATTGTGTTAGTTCTGCCATCATGATCATAATTGTCAAACATCAGAAAAACAGCTAGAGGGATTGAGACATTATGCTTGTTGGTGTAAATGGGTTCCATAGGATAGTTCCTTAGTTAATGCAGATGAATACATCATCTGATGCACGGGTGAGAGCTACGTACAGTAGACGGGCTCTGGTGGACGCTACAGTGCAGCGTTGAATGTCAGCTAGATCAATGTATACCCGTTCATAGGTACTGCCCTGAGCCTTGTGAGTGGTACCTGCGTAGGGTGATCTAAGATCTGCGAATGAATCCTTGAACGTATAATAAGTAGCCCAGGCTGTCTTACGTTGCTTGTCTGCATGAAAATAAGCTGATGAATCACTACGTGGGATATTCTTCAATTGTCGTTGAGCTGTCAGAGCTTTGTCTTTCATCTCTTTGATAGCCTTTTCTAGTTTCTCAGGAGAAGTTGTGACTTTTACAGTTAAGGAGCTTTTCCCATTATGTATTTTCAGTTGACGGGTAGGAACATCTGGTAATGTGGCAAATAAAGGGCTTGAGGCAGTAGACGTAACATCTTCAATAACACGTACACTTGCATCATTATTAATTGCAACTTTCCCTTGTAGTAGATAAGGAGCAGCTGCTACCAGAACTTCTCCAGGGTAGTAAGGTTTTAACGTAGGCTCCATGAAGTGGATACGTTTCCGTATCATCTGGTTATAGTGTATAGCTGCTTTGTTTGTGTAAGTACACACAGCAGTATTTACAGTATCCCCTTCTATGAAATTATTATATTCAGCCATCAGCTTTTGCATGAAAGCTTTCTTATCTAATAAATGTACTCCTTCACCTTTATGTAAGTTATTTTCCAATGTAGGAAAAGGTAACTTATCATTCTGTAGAAAAGCTCTATATTTTTCAGCTTCAACTACAATAGGACTTTGAGCATATTGTCTATGAATAGTGGATAGTTTTGAAGTAGGCAAGCTATTATCAAATACAGCACATCGGGATTTGATTGGAGGTAATTGATAAGGATCTCCTACGAATAATATTTTAGCTTTCTCTTCTTTAGCTTTAGTAGCGATCAACTGTAAAAGGTTCTGATCTATCATTGATGCTTCATCAACAATCACCACAGTACGTATCCAGAGATCTTTAGTTTTAGAAGCTTTGAAAATTTGATTACCAAACTTATCCACCCCAGCAGGCCGGAGGCCTAATAAACTATGGATGGTATGTACTGTGTCCCCTAATACTTTTGATAGTACTTTAGATGCTTTGTGAGTAGTCGCTGACAACCGTAGATCAAAAGGAGTATGACGGTGAATAGTTTCACATATATGCCTTACAATAGTAGTTTTCCCAGTACCTGCATGGCCTGTTAATACATACGCTCGTTGATCATTATCATGGAGAAAATCTTCGATATCTCTCAGAGCTTGTAACTGATCATTTGAATAGTTCATGTTCTTTTAATTCCTCTAGGGTTATTCTATTTGGGATCTTTTTAATCTTATCCCAACTAGGTCCAATTTCTAGAGAGGCTTTCATAGGAACATCTGTAGATTTAATCAATGGATGATCATTCCACTCCATTTCTTCAATCAGTGTGTCATTCAGAAACTTTACTGCTTCAGGAGTATTCCTGACCATAAAGTAACCTGCATCATGGATTGTATTAACTGGCAAGATATCAAAAGCATGGGGGGAGTTTTCAATTCGTGCATTCGTGGCAGCTAGTGCCCGATTAACAAGCATCCCCCAGGACTGGGTTACTGCATTGTTAGCACTTCTAGATTCATCCTCAGCAGCCTTAGGAGTCTTGGTACTACCTGCTACGCACTTTGCGAGAATAGGGGTACGAATACGCAAGCCAAAGGCACACTCCATGTACCCATGATTATTAGCGAACTCCACATTCTTCCGTGAGAATTCATCTGATACTTTATATAACTCATGATAATTAGCCTCAATACTTTTAGCTTCTTCGACAGGGAGGCCTAAGTTTTTGTGTAGAGTGTGCCAGGTCCCATCATAGGTTAGTGCGAAGGTAGGGACTTTACTTTTTTGTCGTAATGCCTCGTATTCCACTTCAATTGAATTAATGCTTGCAACACTATTAGCATCAATCCCAGTCATCTGATCTCCAAAGTAAGCATGAGCCCTTAGACAGTGACCATCATACCCATCAGTATAGACTTTGATCTTGTTAGGATCTTTACTCAATAGAGCGTTGATACGATCCTCAAGGGAGCTGAGATCTGCGCCTGCGAATAACCAATCTTTCTTGGCAATGAAGCATGACTTAACTAACTTACCATAAGTACTACCACTAGGGAGATTCTGTAAATTGGGCGAGTTACTAGACAACCTCCCTGATTGAGTACCCCCTAGTTTTAAATTCCCATGAAGGAAACCGTCATTTACTTGTTTGAAGGCTTTGATGAAAGTACCTACTACTTTGTCTGCTTTACCGAATTCAATAATATCTTCAATAGCAGCAATATGGTTAGGCTCTGTCATCTGATGCTTCAGGCGTTTAAGTACCTTAGCCCCAGTAGCAGGGTCTCCTGTCTCAGTTTTCATAATAGACTCATACCCTAATTCATCAAAGAATAGGAGAGCCAATTGTTTAGGAGAATTAGGATTCAAAACTACATGAGCAAAATCCTGTACTGTCACAACCTTAGTTTTTAATTTAGCATTCTTTAGCTCAGTTGCTAATATTTGTAAACGAGAATTGAATTTCACAATAACTGGATTACTCATTAGATTAGCTAAGTGAGTATCTCTAATTTTCGTAATCTCTTTCTCTACGACATCTACTCTAGCTAGATCAATTGGGAGTCCAACGATCATCATCTTGAGAAGAGGTTTAATTGAAGGTTTGAAAATAGTCTGGTATATAGCATACTGATCATCTGTAATTACTTGAGGTAAACGCTCCTCATATACAAACCATGTAGCTAGGCAATCAATCAAGTTATATTCCATTAGCTCAGCCCTAGGAACTAATAGAGCTTTTTCTACCTCTACTGCATAATTACCTGTGTACTCCATAGCATTAAACTTCAGAGACAGAGGAACGTCAGTTGTACTATTAGTTGCTAGATAAGTAAGCAGCATAGTATCGTCTACATTATTAAATATATTCAACCCTTTCTGCATTCCTACATAATCCTGAGGATCTTCCATCCATAGATTAGTGATGAGTAGTTTGAGGTCAAACAGCCCACCATGGAATATTAATTTACCTTTGTACTGCTCCAGGAATCTAGCTAAATGATATGTACCTACAGTGTAGGTATCAATGACTCCACCATTATGTTTGTCCCAAGCAAAGCCTGCAGTGACAATAGCACTATCTAATGGTAATCCTGTAGTTTCAATATCCATAGTCAATACTGGATACTGATACAACGTATCTAGAAACTCTACAGTAGTATCTGCATTATTACAGTAGACAGCACTATGAATAAAGTCTGCTGTTTTTACTTTAACTAATGCAGATATTCCTTCCCGGATAATATTCACATTAGCTGGGGTATAAAACAAAGAGAAGTAACTAGATACATACACACATTGGTAATCTTCATATCCAGAGTATTTACCTTGGTAAGGAACACCGTAGGTATTAGTCACTTTCACTACCTTAGTAATGAATTTGAAATAATTAGAATCAGCTACAACTAGGTTTTTTAGATTAGGGAAATGAGTTAATTCTTTCTGTAGAATATCTAGATAAGCTTTTCCTAGTTTAGCTGGTATTTTGTTTTTGTTGTACATGAGAGGAAGCA